GGTGTTCAAGGCGCAACGGGATATACAGGCTATACGGGCTACACAGGTATTGCTGGCGCAACGGGAGCCACAGGTGAGACTGGTGCCTCATCTACCGTTACAGGACCAACAGGTTACACGGGGTACACAGGGTACACGGGTTATACGGGATACACAGGTATTGCTGGTTCACAAGGCGCTACAGGGTATACGGGATACACGGGATACACAGGACAAACTGGTACACAGGGTGCCACTGGCTATACGGGCTACACGGGTGCAATAGGAACTCCTGCTGGAGTACATAATTACGAGTTTGATGGTTCATCCACTAGTCCATCTGGAATAACAGATGGTCAGGTTCGTTGGAACACAAATAACACTTTGACGGCGACAGAAATATATGTTGCCAATGACGATTTAACCAATTCTGACAACTCTTCAGTTTTGAGTGCATGGTCTTACGGACAACTTTTTATTGTTAGTGAAGATTTTGATTCGGCACTTACTGCTGAATATTCGGTAACAGCAGTTACTAACAACGCTGGTTATAGGGCATTTACTGTTACAAGTATTGCAGGTGGTGGATTTAACCCCAACACTTACGACGGACAGAGAATTTCGTTACAGTTTTTTGGTTTCGGTGCGACTGGTGCAGCAAGTACTGTTACGGGACCGACTGGCTACACAGGTTATACGGGGTATACAGGAACTAGTGGCGCAACAGGTGCCACGGGTGCTACAGGAGCAGACGGACAATTCACTGTTACAGGTCCGACATCACCAACACCACCCGTTGACGGAGAAGTTTGGTACAACTCTGACGACGGACGAACATACATTTACTACAACGACGGCACATCATCTCAATGGGTTGAGTTTGGTCAAGCAAACCAAGGTCCGACAGGTGCAACAGGACCGACAGGTGCCGCAGGTTCAGCATCCTCTACGGGAGCCACAGGCTATACGGGATATACAGGCTCTGCGGGTTCAGCAGGTGCTACAGGCGCTACAGGATATACGGGCTATACGGGTTCTGCTGGTGCGACAGGTGCGACAGGCGCAACTGGTGCCACGGGTGCGATGACATTGTTGGCTAGTGAATCGTTCACAGGGTCAACAACCTATACACCATCTGCGTCAGCGAAACTTTTCGTTTGGGAAGTCATTGGCGCTGGCGGTGGCGGTGGAAGTGGACGAAGTCAATCATCAACTTCTAGTGCTTTTGGTGGTGCTGGTGGTGCAGGCGGAGGGTATTGGAGATTCACTACAGCAGCAAACGAATTCCTTGTTGCTGACCCTGACATTGATATTACTATCGGTGCTGGTGGCGCAGGAGGAACTGCTGTAACTGTTGGAAACAACGGCAATGCGGGTGATGGTGGCGGAGATGTGATTATTGAAACAGATGCCGCTCAAGGTATTTCTTTCAGATTCCAAGGCGGAAACCAAGGACAAGGCGGAGGAACATCTACTGGTGCTGTTGCTGGTGTTGGTATGTTGACAGCATTTTTTAGTAGTTCAAATGTTTTGTTTGGTGGTGGCGGTTCTAGCAGTACTTCTTCCACAGCCCCGTCAGGTTTTAAAAACTTTAACGCAGGCGGCGGTGGTGGCGGTGGCGCAGGAGCGAGCGGTGGATTTAGCGGTACGGGTGGCGACGGTGGAGACAGTGTTGCTAGTTCCTTCGGCAATGTAATAAATGCTCGTGCCTCAGGAACTTTTACTATTGCTACAGGTGGTGGTGGTGCTGGTGGTACTTCAGGTGGCGGTGCAGGAACAGTAGGCGGAGACGGCATCGTAACAAACAATTTTAATAACAAATCAGGCGTTGGTCTTGCAGGTCAAGGTGGCGGTGGTGGTGGTGGAGCAACCGCTTCAGTAGGTGGCGCAGGTGGCGCAGGCGGATACCCAGGCGGTGCTGGCGGTGGTGGTGCTGGTGCAAACAACTCTAATAACAGCGGTGCTGGCGGTGCAGGTGGAAACGCAAGAGTACGATTGTGGGTATTCGGATGAGATATTTAGTAATCAACGAACAAGGTTATGTTGAAAACATCATCATTTGGGATGGTGTCACCCGATACAACCCGCGCAACAAAACATTGCTTCTTGAAAGCAACGCACCAACAGGCACAACTTTTGGTTGGCAATTAGTTAACGGAGAATGGATCGCTCCACCCGTTGTTGAAGAAACAGAACAGGAAATCTAATGGCTTCTATCAACTTCCCATCGTCACCAACCAACGGTCAAGAATTCACTTCAGGCGATTTCACATGGATTTTTAGTTCCACGGGCGCAGGCGGACCTGGCGCATGGAAACTTAAAGCATCACCAGCACAATCACCATATTGGTTCATTGAATCAAGCACAACGAAAAACATTGGTATTGGTGAGACTGCTTTACAGGATAGAACAACCACCAGTCGTGCTATAGGTCTTGGATATGGATCCATGTACAACATCACCACGGGCGTAAGAAACATTGGTATTGGAACCTATGTTTTAGGTAAGTTAACTACAGGAGAAAGAAATACTGCTGTTGGTGACGCAGCAGGATGGTTTTCCAACGGAAGCAGAAACACATTTGCAGGCAACGGTTCCTACTACAACAGCACTTCAGGAGACGAAAATGTGGTTATGGGTTATGCCGCAATGTCTAGGTGGGCTCCCGCGTATTACGATTACTACGGTTCAGGGGCAACTGGTGGCGAAAATGTTGCAGTAGGTGCAAAATCGTTGTGGTTTTCTAGTACTGGTGGTGGCAATGTTGGCTTAGGTCACTCTGCGGGATACAACATCAGTACTGGCACTAACAGCATTTTTATTGGAAAAAACGCAGGTAATAGCGGAACAAACAACTTTGCTACAGGTTCCAACTCAATAATTATTGGTTACAACGCTTCTTCGTCTAGTTCTAGTGTTAGCAACGAAATCACTTTAGGTAACTCATCTATTGCCACTTTGCGTTGTCAAGTTCAAACTATTAGCAGTTTGTCTGACGAACGCGACAAGCAAGACATTTATCCGTTGCGTTTTGGTTTAGATTTCATTGACACCCTTGAACCTGTTGAGTTCACTTGGATGATGCGTGACGGAGGAAAATTCGGTATCAAAGATATTGGATTCATTGCTCAGGATCTTGTTGAAGCAGAAGACTCTGTTGACGCCCACGATTATTTGCAACTCACTTACCGTAACAATCCTGAAAAATTGGAAGCATCGTACGGTCGTCTTGTTCCTTTGTTGGTGCGGGCGGTACAAGAATTGTCTGCTAAGGTGAAGGAATTAGAACTCAAATTGTGAAACAGTTTTTCTTCATGGCGGGATTGCAACGCTCTGGAGCGACCGTTCTTTCAGCAATCCTCAATCAGAACCCTGATTTGTGGGTGTCTCCTGCGAGTCCGTTGTTCAGGATGATGGGTAAACAAACCACCTATTTTGATGAACTTGAAAACCAAGACTTTGATAGAAACATTGGGATAAACAATGTTATTTCTTCAACTCCACATATTTTTTATGCAGACAAAAATGTTAAATATGTTATAGATAAAAACATTCATTGGACTAAACCTGTTGGTGTTGAATTAATACATAAATATATTACGCAGAACATTAAAATTATTTGTCCTGTACGAAACATATTAGATATTCTTGCATCATTTGACACAATCATTAATGCGTCAACAGAATCAGCGAACAATGTTATTGATGAGCGTGTAAAAGAAAACACTTTTCCTGACAAACCATTTGCAGACCGACGAGCCGATTGGCTTATGGGATACGACAAAGACATCCCAACCTGCATCCATTTCATGAAAAACGCTACTTTCCCACAACATCGCGACATGTTTCATTTCGTTGAATACGACAATCTGATTGCAAACCCGCAACAAGAAATAGAAGCAATCTACAAGTTCTTAGAAATAGACAGTTTCACGCACACATATGACAACATCAGTAATATAGAGGGAATTAAAGAAAACAGTTTGACAGGTATCAAACACCTGCACACAATCCGACCATCTTTAGAAAAACAATCCCGTGACCCTAAAGACATTTTCCTACCTGAAACAATCGCCCGCTACTCCAATCTAGAATTTTGGAGGAACATCTAAATGGAACTCAACGATCTTCTCAACGAATACAACTACAGGAAATGTCGCGGACCTGAAAACGCTGATGTAGAACAACTTGTAGAAGCCTTTGAATTCTTCTGCAAAAACTTTGCGTACATCAAACACCCAAGCAAAGGGCGCATACAGTTTGAACTACGCCCCGCACAGATAGCCACAGTACGGGCATGGTTGGGGAACAGAAACACCATTGTTCTAAAAGCCCGACAGATCGGTTTCTCAACACTCGCAGCCGCTTTCGCATTGTGGTTGGCGTTCTTTTGGTCTGATCGTTTCATCGTCATGTTGTCTAAAACAGAACGAGAAGCCACAAAACTGTTATCTAAAGCAAAATATATTTACAAGTTCATGCCACGATGGTTGCAACTAGCAGGACCTGAACTGATGCAAAACAATGTGCTCAAAATGGTTTTCAGCAACGATTCAGTTATTGAATCAATGCCATCAGCAAACGAACCTGCCCGTGGTGAATCCGTATATCTAGCCATCATTGACGAAATGGCGTTCCTTCCGAACCCTGAAGAAGCATGGGCGTCAATTGAACCTATTGCCGATGTCGGTGGTCGTGTTATCTGTTTGTCCACAGCCAAAGGTGAAGGAAACATCTTTTACACTTTGTGGCAAGGATCGCAAAACGGAACAAATCGTTTCCATGGCATCTTTTTCCCATGGTCAGCAAACGGAGACCGTGACCAATCTTGGTATGACGCACAGTCGTTAGAACTACCACCTTGGCAGTTGCACCAAGAGTACCCATCCAACCCTGAGGAAGCCTTTATC